CTAAATGTAAAAGAGGACATTAAGACTTTTCAAAAACTCGCGCCTGAACTCAAAAAACAATTAGATAAAGATATTAAAGGGCTTCTTCGCCCTATCCTTGTTGAAGCACAAGGCAATTATCCTGCCACCGAAGCAATCACACCATCAGGTTGGGCAAAAGGTGGTTTTAAGAAATTCTCAGGTATTGGCCCGCTAAACATCAATCAGACTCGTGGCTTCATCGCTTATGATGGAAGCCGAGCAAAGGCCGGATTAAAAACAATCACGCCAAAAGCCAAAAAGAATTCCACAGGTTACACAGGTTTTTATGGAATCGTTCAACGCGACCCCGCAGGTGCTATCTTTGAAACCGCCGGTCGTGGAAGCAAGGCATCTCGATCTAGGACAAGAGCCTCTCGCTCACGCAATCCAAATGCCTCAAGAGATTTTATTACAAGATTACAAAGTGCCTATCCACCTGCTTTGCCTACTGCTAGACACGAGGGCAATGATAAAGGTCGAGCATTGATTCGAGCCTTTGACAATAACAGAGGCAGAATCTTTGTTGAAGTTAGAGCCGCTTTAAGAACCACAATTTCAAAATTACAGAACCAACTTGATAGCGGGAAAGAGGTGTAACTGATGGCGCTAATTGAACGCATTATCACGGTCTATAACGACAAAGGTTCAAAGCAGGCCATCAAGGATGTCAATAAACTAGAAAAGTCTTTTGCCGAGGCAGGAAAAAAGATTGCCAAGGCGTTTCTAGTTGCAGGCGCAGCCACCGCCGCCCTCGCCGTAAAGATTGGCAAGGATGCTGTTCAGGCAGCAATCGCAGATCAAAAGAGTCAAGCTCTTCTCGCTAATGCTCTTCGCAATACCGTCGGCGCAACCGATGAATCCATAGTTGCTGCTGAGGCATATATCTCGGCAATGCAATCTCAGTTCTCCATCGCCGATGACGACCTTCGCCCATCTTTAGCGGCTCTCGCAGCAGTAACTCGTGATTTGGGGCAAGCGCAAGCAATTCAAAATGTTGCAATCGATGTCGCAGCCGGAACTCAACGCGATTTAGCTTCAGTCACCAATGCAATGGTCAAGGCTTACCAGGGCAATGTTGGTGCTTTGCGTAAGTTAAATGTTCCTCTTGATGACAGCATCATAAAGTCAAAAGACTTCAAGGCAGCACTTGATTCTCTCTCTAAGACATTCGCCGGCGCAGGCGCGGCCTCTGCCGATACATTTGAGGGCAGATTGCGCGGCCTACAACTAGCCTATGGCGAAATTATTGAATCTCTTGGCTATGCGCTCATCCCAGTTCTTTCTGACTTTGCCAATGTAATTAAAGCTGAAGTTTTGCCAGTCCTTCAGAGTTTCATTGAGAATAACAAAGAAGGAATTGCTCAAGGCTTACGCGACAGCATAGATGCAGTCATAAACATCACTAGGGCGCTTGGCAAGATGTTCAAACTCATTGCCGACAATACTGGCGCACTCAAAGTCTTTGCCGGAATCATTGTTGGAACCTTTGTTGGCACAAAAATCGCTGCGGGTATTCAACTAATCGCAGCCGGTATCGCAGGACTTATCACATTATTTAGACGGCAGGCAGTCGCGGCAGGAGCCGCAGGCACCGCCACCGCTCTCGCAACAGGCGGAGCCACGGCAGTTTCAGCAGCCGCCGGCTTAGTAGCATTTGGCGCGGCAGCAGCCGGCACGATTTTCTTAATCAATCAATTCACCGATAGCGTTACAACAAGCACAACCGCCGTCAAGGAATACAACTCGGCAGTTGTCGGACATCTTGCTGATTTGAAGAATCTTGAAAAAGCAGTTGCCTCTGCCAATGTCAAGAATGCGATAAATCTTCGCACAATCACAAACACGGTCAAAAAGACCAAAGAGCAGATTCAGGCAGAGCAAGTTCTTGCTAAACTCAAGAAATTGGGAGTTACCACTAAAGAAACCGACCCAATTCAACTCGAGGCCGCTCGTCTAAATCTTATCCGTCAGAATCGCATCGCTGAAGCGGAGCGAATTCAGACAATGATGGATGCTTTAGAAGCACAAATGAAATTAAATGAAGCAGCACAACGCTACTCTGACCTTCTAACTGTTCTCTCGGATCAAATTATCAGCGATGAAGAAGTTTCAGTCCTAGCCGCTAAGTGGAATCTCACTAAGGGCGAAGTGATGGAATACATCGCTCGCATCTACGCTGCAAACACAACCGATTTAAATGATGCCGCAGTTATTAAATTGTTAATGGCTTGGGGTCTAACTAAAGAAGAAGCCGAGAAATATGTTGACTTCACTCGCGCTCTCAAAGATGAAAAATTAGACGACTCAGAAATTGAAGAGTTGATGGGCAAGTGGGGAATGACCCGCGCTGAAGTTGTTGCCTATGCAAAAGAAGTTCAAGCCGGAACTGCTTTGCAAAAAATTCTTTCTCCAAATTGGGCACTCCCAGGAGATGCGGCAGCAGAGGCTTGGAAACGAGCTTTAGCAGCTCTTAACGCTTATCTTGCGGCTTTGGCAAGTGGCAGTCCTACGCCAATTCCTTCGGGAACCCCTAGTGGCACTCCTAGTGGAAATGCAAGCAATGGAACACGAACAGTTCCAAATCCGTTTAATCCCGCCTCAGCGCCGATTCCAACGGATGCGATTAACTCTCAGATTGCAACCTTGACGAGTTTGCGACAAACAGTTGAATCAGGCACAGCAATTTCTTTCTTATTGAAGGAACACATTGACACATTGACCAGTTCACTCAGCACTAATGCCCTTAATGCACTTGGCGATGAACAGGCAAGATTAGCTCAAATGAGACTTCTTGAAAGACCTGGCATTACTGCGGGGTCAACCTTTGATCCTTCTGCTTTTAGAATGGTGGACAATTCAGGTTTGACAATCAATATGACTGTGCAAGGTAATGTGCAGACCGAGAAAGATTTAGCAGATGCCATTCGTCAGCGCCTTTTGTTAGAGCAACAAAGTGGTAAGCCAGTCCTCTTCCTCGGCGGTCTGTGATGACAACTCCTATTCTTGGAGTCAGCATTGATTTCGCTAATGGGCCAGCATTCGGAAACCCACTAATCCTTGATGACCCTTCGACACCGCTTGGCACAGGTATCCTGGCCGATGCTCCTGCCGATGTTGTTGATGTTTCAAACATTGCTCTTCGCGTTTCTATCCGTCGCGGTAGGAATCGAATCCTTAACTCATTTGAGGCAGGAACGGCAACGGTTGTTTTAGAGGATCAGAACGGCGACTGGAATCCACAGAATACTTCTTCGCCTTATTATGGAAAACTCTTGCCTCTTCGCAAGATTCGTATTTGGGCAGATTATGACGATGGCGGTGGCACCGACCGCTACTATCTCTATTCAGGCTATATCACGAGCTATGACAACACCTTCCGCCTAGGCTTTGATGAAGTCTCAAGCGTGACTTTGCAATGTGTCGATGCCTTCCGCCTCTTTCAAAATGTCAACATCACAACCGTTGCCGGCACTAGCGCAGGGCAGACAAGTGGAGCAAGAATTGAGAATCTTCTTGATGTTGCCTCCTATCCAACAAGCCAAAGGCTCATTGACACCGGCGATAGCACAGTCCAGGCCGACCCAGGAACGGCGCGGACATTGCTTGGTGCCTGCCAAACAGTCGAGCAGACCGAACTTGGCGGTTTCTTCATTGACCCCGAAGGAAATGCGGTCTTCCTATCTCGCACGACCGTCTCTCAAGAAGCCGATCAAACTCCGCTTCAATTCAATGACAATGGCACCGATATTCCTTATTCAACCATTGACTTTGCCTACGATGACACACAGATTTTCAACGACATAACCGTCACAAGACTTGGCGGAAGCCCTCAGAATGTCCAGTCCACAAGTTCGATAGAGACCTATTTCATCCATTCAGGTCAGCGCACCGATTTGCTTATGCAGACCGACACCGAGGCGCTCGATCAGGCGCAGATGCTCTTGAATGCTAGAGATGAGGCTCTACTTCGCATCGATTCAATCGGCTTAAATCTAAAAGATGCCACTTCGGTTGACTTGATAAAGGCGGGCATAGATTCCGACCTTTTCACCCTCATCAATGTCACCAAGACAGGGCAGGCATCTTCGACCTTTACTCTTGAATTATTCGTTCAAGGCATTCAGCACGACATCACTCCGACAAGTTGGATGACGAAGTTTCTGACCGCCGAGCCTATAATTCAGGCATTCATTTTAGATTCAACAACGCAGGGCATACTTGATGGAACGCAAGGCGTTCTTTCATACTAAATAAGGAGAAACAATGGCAGGAGCAGGTTACAAACTGTTCAACACCGGCGATGTGCTAACGGCCGCGCAGGTCAACACATACTTGATGCAACAAACCGTGATGGTCTTTGCTAACGCATCAGCTCGCACAACTGCTCTTTCGGGAGTCTTAGCAGAGGGAATGATGTCCTACCTACAAGACACCAATGCCGTTGAGAAATATGATGGCTCTTCTTGGAGTGCGATTGGTGATGGCGATATTTCTGCCGTTACCGCCGGCACCGGCTTAACAGGTGGGGGTTCAAGTGGCTCAGTTACTTTAAGCATTGCTTCTGCTCAATCAGATTTAGTTATTAAAGGCTTTGAAGAAGATGTCAATGTGGTTGCTTCTGCTGCCACCGGCACCATCAATTTTGATGTTGCCACCGCCTCGGTTTGGTATTACACCTCAAACGCCACCGCCAATCACACCTTAAATTTCCGTTATGACGGATCGAACACCCTTAGCTCTAAACTGGCGGTCGGCGATGCCATCACGCTTGTTTGGCTTAACACCAATGGCGCGACTCCTTACTATCCGAATGTCATTCAAATTGATGGCAACACCGTCACGCCCAAGGTTCCTGCGGCGATTAGTGCCGGCAATGCTAGCGCCATCGATGCTTACACCTTCACAATTATTAAAACAGCAGCGACACCGACTTACACAGTTTTAGAAACTCAAACTAAGTTCGCTTAATAGGGGAATTCAATGCCACTAATTCAAACACTTGCCAATTCCGCAGCTCAAGGTTTCGGCGCTTTCAAATCTTTTGGGCCACCTCCTTTGCAAGTTGATTATCTTGTCATTGCCGGCGGTGCCTCCGGAGGAATAGGCCCAGATACAAGCGATTTTCGCAATGGCGGAGGCGGTGGTGCGGGTGGATATAGAACTTCACTAGGAACTTCGGGTGCTAATTCAAGCGCAGAATCTCCTATAACCATTTCTCTAAGCACTAACTACACCGTCACGGTTGGTGCTGGTGGCGGTATTACGGCGGGAAGTCGTAACATTCAGGGATCAAATGGTTCTGATAGTGTTTTTGGAACTATCACTTCAACCGGCGGTGGCGGTGGCGGTAGAAATTCTGTCGCTGGAAATTCAGGCGGATCAGGCGGTGGCGGAGGAACACAAACTGGAACTGGTGGCGCTGGAACTGCTAATCAAGGTCGCAATGGTGGAAATGCTGCTTCTGTTTTTAATCAAGGCGGTGGCGGTGGCGGTGGCGGTGCTAGTGGTCTTGGTGGTAATGGTTCTTCGGCAGGTAGTGGAACTGGTGGCGCGGGCGGTGCCGGTCTTTCAAATGACATAACCGGATCAAGTGTTACTCGCGGCGGTGGCGGTGGCGGTGCTAGTGATATTAATCCTGGCGCTGGCGGCTCAGGCGGTGGCGGTGGCGGTGGCGGTTACTTTGGCGCTGGTGGTAGCGGAACAGTTAACACCGGAGGTGGCGGTGGTGGTGGATATGGCGGTGCAACTGTTAGAGACCCAGGACAAGGCGGTTCAGGCGTTGTCATTTTGCGTTATTCAGCAGTTAGAACAATTACAGTCGGAGCTGGTTTAACTTCTTCTGAAACAACTTCCGGCTCATATAAGATAAGAACCTTCACAGCAGGCACAGGAAATGTGAGTTGGACATAATGGCACATTACGCTTTTTTAGATGAAAATGACATTGTTGTTCAAGTTATTGTTGGCAAAGATGAAAATGAACCCGACAATAATGGAAATTTAGTTGATTGGGAAGAATTCTACGGTGATTTTGCTGGTTTCAGGTGTAAAAGAACTTCTTACAATACCCTCGCAGGTATTCATGTAGGCGATGGCATACCCTTTAGAAAAAATTATGCTTCAATCGGGTTCAAATACGATTCAAGCCGTGATGCCTTTATTCCGCCAAAACCTGAATTTCCTTCTTGGGTTTTGAATGAGGAAACTTGCACTTGGCAAGCTCCGGTGCCAATGCCTGTTATTCCTGCTGAGGAGCGTCGCAAATACACTTATTCTTGGGATGAAGAGAATCTAGCCTGGGTTAAGATAGACTTCTAAAATGACAAAACGGGGTCAGGAAATCATTTTTCTAAGCGGTTTGCCTCGAACCGGCTCAACCTTATTGACGGCAATTCTAAGTCAAAACCCCGATGTTCACACACAGGGGAATTCGGCGCTTTGTCAAATAATGTGGGATGCCCAAGTTTCCTGCTGGCAAACAGAGCAAATGAAGAATTCGCCTGATTTTACAGAAGTTTATTTGAAAGCTATTCCAAAATTATTCTATAAATCTGTCAACAATAAAGTCGTAATTGATAAGTGCAGGTCGTGGACATTACCGGCTAATCTTGAATTGATTGAAAAATACATAACTAAAAAACCAAAGATAGTCGTTATGCACAGACCAATTTCAGAGATTGTCAAAAGTTTGGTTTTTATTAGAAAAATGAACAACTGGCAGAATCCTGAATCTGGTCTTTTAGATGATAATTCTGAACCAATTATTCGATCCTTCAATGGGTTAAAAAATGCCAAGTTAAACGATGATGGTCAATTTCATTTTATTTCTTACGATGATTTAATAACAGAGCCTTTTGAAGTTTTTACAAAACTTTATGAATTTTGTGAAATAGATAACTTTGAACACAATTTTTTAGAAATTGATAATCCGAATTATGACTCTGATTTAAGTCTTGTTGGCTTACACGAAATTAGAAGTGAAATCGGTAGAAGAATCATAAATGTTGAATTATCAGATGAATTGCAGACAAAAGTTGAATTGTTAGATTTAGAACTTAAGGCTTTATTGGCTTGATTTACGAGATTGAAGATGTCATCCGCACGATTGATGACCACATAGATTTATTTGAAAGCATCGGGGTCTTACTGAAGGAGAAAAATGGCTTCATCAAGTCAAACCTCGGTCACTTCGACAGCCGTTTTGGTAATTGAATCCTACGGCGAAAACCGCGATTGCCACCTTCGCAATGTTGGTTCGCATACGATGTATCTCGGCGGGCCAAGCGTAACCACCTCCAACGGCTTTGCTTTGCCGAAGGATGCTTACATCAATTTTAGAGTTGCTCCCAAGTCAGTAATTTGGGCAGTTACAGCAAACAATGAAACAGGCGTTGCCTCAGTTCTTTATATGGAGCCATAAACAAAAATGACCCCTGCACAATGGATCGGCCTCATTGTAGGCCTAGTTACTATCTTCGGCGCTCACGCTACGCTGGTCAAGTTTCTGACCAAGCATTATCTCTATGAACTAAAGCCCAATGGTGGCTCTAGCGTAAAAGATAAAGTCAACGCGCTTGAAGAGAAAGTGGACTTCTTGACCGATTTAGTGAAGGAAGCTCTGAGGAAGTGAATGAAACCATTAGCGAAGAAACCCAGTCCTGCTGCCGTCGCAGCGTTGCGACAGGCGACTGCTCTTGCTCCGAAAAGAGCGAAGGCGAGCGATGGACTGCTTCCTTCTGCTGCGCATCTAATCGCCAATCCTAATTCTGACCACAACACAGGTCTTGCCTTTGATCTAACTCACGACCCTGACAATGGCATCGATGCCGGCGAATGCTTCATCAAATGGCGCGAAGATGAGCGAGTTGATTATCTGATTTTTGACCATAAGATTTGGTCTAAGGCTAGAGGCGTTCGCAAATACACCGGCAAGAATCCACATACAAAGCACATCCATTGTTCAATCAAGAAATCTCAAGGCGATAACACTTCGCCCTGGTTTTGGTGGCTAAATGAACCAAAGGCCATCAATCAAGTGAAGGCTAAGTTGGCTCCAAAGCGCAAAAAGAAAGCGCCTTTGCCAACCGCCGTCTGCACTTGTTGTGTAATCCATAGGCCACAAAAGGTGGCAAAAGGTGGAAAAAATGGAGCAATTTAAGCAAGTATCTCTGACCTGGTTTCGCGCTTCGGCTTCGGCTGCAATCGCGCTTTATCTTGCAGGTGAGACCGACCTCAAAACCCTAGCGATGGCGGCTCTAGCAGGATTCCTCGGCCCTGTGTTGAAGTGGCTCGATCCTTCAGCGCCGGAGTTCGGTCGTAAAAAGAAGTAATCAAACAAGGGGGAAATATGAAGCTCAACGAGTTCTTTGACCGCGTTGCGCTGATCAATTTAGACAGACGAACTGACCGACTCGGTCGCTTCGTCTCGCAAGCGATAAGCCTCGGAATCGAATTTGTGCGTTATAGCGCCGTCGATGCCGAGGCTTGTGGCATTACTGGGCAACGCGCCTGCGCAGCATCGCATCGCCAAGTCATCGCCGATGCCCTGGCCGATGGCGTTGAGCGGTTGTTTATCTTTGAAGATGATGCTGGATTTGATGCTGAATTTAATGCCAAATTTGACCACATCTCAAAGGTCGTGCCTGACGATTGGCAAATGCTCTACCTGGGTTCCTGGCCTTACTCAATCATTGACATTGGCATTGAAGGCTTGAAGAAAACTGAAGGCAACATTCTCACCCACGCCTACGGAGCCAAGCGAGAAATCTTTGAGCGCCTTATTGAATGCTCACTTGATACTAGCAATCCAATCGATGCCGCTTATGGCTTACTCCATCGCCAAGTCGTTACCTATATGGCAAACCCATCCTTTGTCACTCAAACGCCGGACTTCTCTGACATTCGCAAGCACGAAGTGGATTATCGCTCAAGCATCATCTAAAGGTTTCATCCCAAAGGGCAATCGCTGATCCTGGTGGGAAGTTGTCGCGGTCGAAGCCGTGATATTTGAGCAAGTAGTTTGAAAGCGAAACAGCGTGAGAACCTTGCACTTTGCGCAGGACATCTAGGGTCATCGCTTCATTAAATGGCGCTGAGTAATGAGTCCAATGAAGCGGATTGAAGGTGTCACTTGGCAGGACATAACCGCCAAGACCGAGTTCTGCCACAATCCGAGTGAGCAAGACTGGCCCTAGTTCGTCATAGGCTTTGCCCTCTTGATATACGCATTCATCGACCAAACGCTTGGCTAATTGCGAGCCTTGTGGATAACCCAAGACATTATTTGTGACCTTAACCGGCTCTTGGAAGCTGAAAAGGTATTCATCAAAATTCCAATCAGGGCGCAGGCAAACCGTGTCTGCATCTGCCCAAATGAAGTCCGTCTGCGCAAGCAGGCGATAACGAAAGACATCCGAGAACGCTGCGAAGGAATCGTGGCTCTTGAAGATTTTATCCTCTGAGATTATCTCGCCGGCATCGGCGAAGGAGACCCCATCGGGCGCTTCGATAGCGCCATAAGTAAAGATGGTCACATCGTGACCGTGATGCAGGAATGACCGAATAGACAGGCGTTGAACGCCGGTCATAGAATTATGAAACCACAGCATCGCAATCTTGGCCATTGCCAAAGACTAGAGCAGACTTGTGCTAATTTTCGCGCCTATTGTCCAAGGGGGATTTATGAAGCGCCAAGATGTTCTCAAACTAGCCTCGCAGTTGACTAGCGAGGATCGCCAAGAGTCTTATGGAACTCCTTATCTAAATCACTTGCGAATTGCAGAGCTTTGGTCGGCATATTTAGAAACAAAGATAACGCCGGAACAAGTCGCCGTTTGTCAGGTTTTGGTCAAGATTTCTCGCTCGATGGAGTCCTTCAAAGAGGACAACTTCGTAGATGGTGCTGCCTATCTCGCCATTGCCTGCGAACTTGCCGAAATCGCGCAACGGCAAGGAAAAACCCCCGCCTCGGATAAATAAACCGATGGCGGGGGTTGCTTTTATTTTGTGAACTGCTCTTCTAACTTTGCAATTTCTCGATCCACGCTCTTCTTCGTAAGGCGCTCAATCAAAGGCTTCGGCAGATAAATCGGTTTCATTGGATGAGTCTTATTGATTACCAAGATGGCAAAAGCCCAAGGTGTAAGAAAGACAAGTGAGAACCAAAGAAAAGGGTTGCGCCCTTTACCAATAGCAAGCGGAACTGCCAAAGGGCAGAGAATCCAGCGAATCACAGCGACAACTCCGCAAGGTCAACATCTTTGATGATTTCGTAGAACTTGCCGTTCTCGTGCATCGATCCGGCGGTGACGACATAGCCATTGAACTTGATGTCAACGCCATCGCGTAATTTCCCAGGGAAGGTCGCCCCCTTGCTCGCTCGATAGTAGAGATGGATTCCATCGCCGGTGGCAACTGTAAAGGTGTCAAGATTTAAGCCTTCAATGTTGCCACCATTGCGGAAATCCACATCTAAAACCACGATGCCCGATGGCGCACAGGCGATGCCAATGTTTAGCAATGGCGACTTCTCAAACCATTTCGCCACAGTCTTTGGTTTATTAGAAGCCGACTTGTATCCGTGCTTCGCTATTGGAAAGAACGGAATCTTCTGTTGTGGATAGCAAGGAAGAACGAACCATCCGCGCTCGGCGTAGGCTTTGGCAATCTCGGCGGTTGTCATTTGACGAACTCCTTTAAGAAGTCAACGATGACTTCTGAGACTGTCTTGCCTTCTGACCGCGCCTTCGCCTTTGCCCGCGCCCACAGTTGGTCGCTTACTCTGACGGATCGAATCTTCTTCACTTCTGCCTCCTAAACCAATGAATCGCAATTCCTAGAAACAAACCTGTCCAAAACCAAAACTGAACCATTGCTTGCCAACCGGCAAGGTGAGTGCCGAAAAGAATCTCTAGCATTATGCCACCGCCTTATCGGTGCGCTCACATCTTACGAAGATGAAGCGTGTTCCATAATCGATGAACAAATCTCCAACCTTCTTGCGTGAATAATTCAAGCAATCTGTCATTCCATCAAAGCTGCCACATTCATAAGAATCAGCGATTCGCTCAACTTTTTCTGCCATTTCCTTAGTGCCTGCAAACTCAATGTTGATGACTCCGTAATAAGGCTTACGAACTGAGAACTTAACACCTGGAAATTCTGCCTTGAGGTGATTCTTGATGAGCTTTGCGGTTTCGCTGGTTGTGTAGTTGATCTCTGTCATTTTTACCTTTCGCTTGAGGTATTTCCTCAATGACTGAACTCTAAGGGTTGTCCTGACAAATGTCAATACACAAGCAACTAGACATCTTCGGCGTGTCGGGCTTAGGATGTCCGCCTCTTCCCCCATACTTACGCTCAACCAACTAAGGGGGATTTATGACTTTTCAGATATTCGTGGCTCTAATGGGCGTTCTAGCCCTATTTTGGGGCATCCTAGAGGCGGAGGCAAGGCTACGCCCAACCGAAGCCGAGCAGACCGTCAAAGAATTTAAGAGGCACCTGGAAGGCTTAGGCAGGGCAACCCGCCGATGAGCAACCTATTCTCGATTCACAACGCCTCAGACGGCTCCTTTGTCCTCTACCTAGAAGAACCCGATGCCAATCTTGACCTGCTTGAAGATGTAATGGCTCAGGTTCCAATGTTTCATCTCGCTCGACTACGCGACCACTCAGGCATCGATTCGATGAAGTCCTTAGATGCAGCCAGGCTTCTCGATAAAGTCCGTCAACAGGTGCCTGAGTGCGTGGTCAAAGTTGCGCAAATGAATGAACAAGAGGCGCTGGCTTTGGCAAAGGCGCTTGTTGAATCTGTGCAGTTCGCCCGCGCCGTTGCCGGTCGCCCTGTCAGTTTGGAATTGGTCAAGTAATGGCTAATCCCAACGGTCGCAAGGGTTCAGCTTTTGAAATCGGAGTTCTCAAGTGGTTGCGTTCTCGCGGTGTCAATGCTGAACGCTTGCGGTTGTCGGGTGTCAAAGATGAAGGAGACATCGTTGCGATTGTCGCTGGCAAGACTTATGTGCTTGAACTCAAGAACCGAAAGTCAATCTCGCTTCCGACCTTTTGGGATGAGGCCGTCAAAGAAGCCAAGAACTATGCAAAAGCCAGGGGGCTTGAAAAGACTCCGCCGGCGTTCGTCATAGTCAAAAGAAGAAACGCATCCATTGATGATGCTTTTGTAATCCAGGATTTAGAGAGTTGGTTGGCAGAGAGAGAATGAATGCTTTTGAGTTCTATCCGACACTTCCAAAGTTACCACTCGCTCTGTGCCGTGATTACCCATTTCCCAACTTATTTTTTCCCGATAGCAAAGCAGAAGAGGCAAGGAGCCTCCCACTTGCGCAAGCAATTTGCGCAGGATGTCCTGAAAGAAAGGAGTGCTTGGAATACGCGCTCAATGAAGAAATACCCCACGGCATTTGGGCAGGCACAACGCCTGCGATGCGAGGGTTTGCCGGAAATAGTCAGCGAAAATTGTTCGTCAACAATGTCGCTCGCAACATCCGACAGCTTTATCAACAGGGGCGCACTCATAAAGAAATCGCAGAAATCTGCCGAGTCGAAATGAACTATGTGACTCGCGTGATTAAAAGATGGAATGCGAAATTGGAAGGAGAAAGCCAATCACAACCAATCGAAAGACCCTCAGAGGGGTCGCCATCATCATCGGGGTTTCGGCAATGACATCAATGATTGTCAACGCTGGATTCGCACCACAACAAGCAATTCCCGCTTCACCTGTTGTCATCTATAAGGAGCGACCAATTATTGACCAAGTAGATGCCAAGAAGTTAGCGAAACAGTTGCTAAACAAAACTCAATATAAGTGCCTTGCTAATTTATTGGGCAAGGAGTCAGCTTGGCGGGCTTCTGCAAAGAACCCGAAATCAAGTGCAAAAGGTATCGGTCAGTTACTCGATGCCACCTATCGCAATCTTGGGATGAAACATTCCGAGGCTTCGGTGCCACAACTCGTGGCAACGCTCGCCTATATTCACAGGCGACACAAGACTCCTTGCCACGCCTGGAGTCATTTTGAACGCAATCTTTGGTATTAAGGAGAACCAATGACTGTGCAAATCGAACCTGGGTCTGTCATCTTTGATGACAACACCGCCCAATGGTTGAAGCAATACCGCGATGCTTTAGCCAAGGTTAAGGAATGGCAAGAAGTTGCCGACATTGCGCGGTCACACCTTGAGGCTGCGATTGGCGACAATGAACACGCCATCTATCAAGGTCAAGAAGTTGTTCGTTGGTCAACTGTGACATCAAAGAGATTTGATGTTAAGAAGGCAAGAGAAACCTTGCCCGACAATGTAATCGCTTTGTTTGAAACAGAGCAGATTTCACGCCGATTCACTTTAATCGATCAGGATTCAGAGTGAGTCCAAGAGTGGGATTTCCGTCAATAGACGAACCGACTTATATCGAAATCCCTGACTACGACGATGAAGATGAGGATGATGAATGACCTTCGCTGCACCGCATAAGCCGAACAAGACTCTTGCGATGGAACTCGCACAGATGATTCACGATGCCGGCGTTTGGACTCCACGCGCCCGCCAAGTGGCAATCGGCCCTTCAGAGATGGGTCACGAATGCTCTCGCCGTCTTGCTTACAAGTTGCTCGATTGGGAACAGGTAAATGTCTCTCAATCAAGCAACTGGGCAAGTCAGGTCGGAACTGCCATTCACGCTCATCTCGCTGAGATTTTTCGCAAGAAAGAAGGCTTTGAAGTAGAACAGAAAGTCACCATCCGTGGACAACTTGCCGGCACCGTCGATCTCTTTGACACGGTGCGTGGAATTGTTATGGATTGGAAGACAACTGGTTATTCAAAGCTCCAGGAATATCGCAAGAGTGGCGCAAGCCAACAGCACATTATTCAGGTGCAACTTTATGGCTATGGCAAAGCGTTAAGTGGAGCTAAGGTCAACAAAGTTGCCCTGGTCTATCTGCCAACTTCCGGCAGCCTAGAAGAAATGCACCTAGAACTTCACGATTACGATGAAAAGGTAGCCCTCGATGCTCTAGCAAGAGTTGATGACATCACCGCTCTTCTTGCTCAGTTAGATGTCGAGAATAATCCTGCAATGTGGAATGTGATTCCAAAAGTTGCCTCAAGAAACTGCAACTGGTGTCCTTACTTTTTACCTTATTCAACCGAAGCCTCTAAGGGATGCCCAGGTGATACTCAATGAAACAACAACTCTTAGTTGTGACCTTAAAACCCTGGAAAGAGACCGTTCTCTACTGGGTAGCGCGAGCCTTAGGTCTTAAAGGTCTGCCAGTTGGACTTATTGCTTATGAAGATGAAGATGAGAATTTGATGACAATAAATGACATCAAACGCAATGCCGAAGAAAGCCAAATGAATAGAGAGGAAAATCGGGGATGACATTCTCAAGCCCTAGCAATACCTCAGAAGGGGTTAAGGTCGCCGACCTTGCCAACCACCTTCTGATAATCACTCCTGTTGAATACAAGACAGGAATTCAAACCGTTCACGGCCTTGCCGAAGCGGTCGAAGTCAATGTTGTCGATCTTGACACCAACACGCAGCACGACTCGTTGCTTTGGTTCAATGTCGGACTTCGCAATTCTTTGAAGAGCAAAGTCGGACAGAAAGTTCTAGCTCGCATCGGTCAGGGAACAGCAAAGCCTGGAAAGTCTGCGCCGTGGATTCTTGTCGATGCCACCGGCGATGCCTCAGCCGTTGCCAAAGCCAATTCCTATCTTGGCTCGGCACCGGCACCGGCAGCGCCTAAACCTGCGGCACAGGCACCGGCTGCGCCACTTGATCCAAACAACTTGCCACCTGAAGTGATGGCGTTGCTTGGTCAACTAGGAGCTAAACCGGCATAAACATTCGTCGTGGCTTAATACCTTTCGACACGACGAAAAGAAGAGCAGGGCTTTGCAGCGACTTCGGGGGCGCTTGATGGTTCGACTCCATCATCTTCACAAGGCAAAAGAAGGAGGAAGAATGCCTAAATATCTTTACCGATGCGGGGCTTGCTCTGCAACCAAGACAGTTTTTCGTCAGATGAACACAGACGGAGGCTCTGACTGCCCGCTTTGCGATGGTTGTCAAATACCAATGCAACGCGATTGGTCGGTTGCCGGTGTCATCTTCAAAGGCGATGGATGGGGTGGCAAATGAGCAAAGAAGTCTTCACCAAGATTTACGAAACAAACTATTGGGGTGGCAGAGAATCTGTCTCCGGCATTGGCAGCGACACCGCCAACACTTCTTTTCTTGTCGATGAACTAGGGCTTTTCTTGAAGCGTTACAAGATTCGCTCGATGCTTGACATTCCTTGTGGTGACTTTAACTGGATGAAGCGAGTCAAGTTTGATGGCTATTACATTGGAGCTGACATTGTTGAGCCACTAATTGAGCGCAATAATGAGTTTCTAGCCGGCGCGATTAGAGAGTTCACAGTTCTTGACATCACTAAGGATAAATTGCCGAAAGTTGATTTAATCTTTTCCCGCGATTGCTTGGTTCATCTATCAAATCAGAAAGTCAAAGATGCCTTGGCAAACATTAAGGAATCAGGATCGAAGTATTTGCTAACCACGAATTACTTTTGGCAAGAGCGACCATTCAATCAAGACATTGAAACCGGCGACTGGCGCAGATTAAATCTGCATCAAGAGCCTTTCAACTTGCCATTTCCGAAAGACCTTTTAATTGAGGGATACATTTGGGATGACGACCGCGACAAGTCTGTAGCTCTTTGGGAGATTGATGATTTATGAAGTGCCGTCATATTTACGAATATGTCGGGCAAGAAATCTGTCCTGATTGCGGGCGCGATACTCACGAGACAGATTTTGAAGAACAAGCAAGGCTTCATCGGCAATGGATTGCAGATGGGAAGGCAGATTGGAACATCTGCCCACAGGGAGGAACGATTCGGGGATGGTGGTCAATATGAAAACGGCGGTGTCATTGTTCGCCGGCGTTGGCGGATTTGATTTGGCTTTAGAGCGTTGTGGCTACATTGTAGCCGCATCGGTCGAATGGGATAAACACGCACAGAATGTTTTAAGAAGGCGATTTCCGAACGCCACAATTTTCGGCGACATCCAGGGGGTTACAGGTGAGCAACTTATACAAGCAGGATTCGATCCTTCCAATGGAATCATTACAGGAGGATTCCCCTGTCAAGACTTATCGGTTGCCGGTAGAAGAGCAGGATTGGCAGGAAAACGGAGTGGACTTTTTTGGGAAATCTGCCGACTCCTTGACGAAACAAGAGCGCAGTCGTTTATCCTCGAAAATGTGCCTGGTCTTCTTTCCTCAAATAACGGAAGAGATATGGCCGTCGTCATTGAAGCGTTGGTCAAACGCGGGTATCGCGTGGGATGGCGGGTGCTTGATGCTCAATACTTCGGAGTTCCCCAACGCCGTCGTCGAGTCTTCATTGTCGGATGTCTTGGAGACTCAGGGCGAACACCTGAAGAAATACTCGCTATCGCAGAAGGCCGCGCAAGGTATCTTGAGAAGAGCAACGCGCCGAGGAAAGGTTCTGCCACCACCATTGCAAGAGGCGCTGAATCAAGTGGCGAACGAGCCATCGCAGGAACGCTAACTGCTAGAGATTACAAAGGACTTGCAGCAGATGATTTGCTAGATAACAAGGCAATCATTGATGTGGTTCGTTAAATCAAAAAGAGCGCAATCGGTCGATGATGACGAGACTTGGGTTGCGGGGGGGGTAGTGCCGACATTGAATGGTTTTGATTGCGGTGATACAAGAACAACAGTTGTGATTTTAATGCGAGAACGAGAAGGAAAGAGCGGGGGGGGGAAGGGATTTCTTTTGAGTGATGATAAAGCATTCACACTTGCAACATCCAACTTTCACACAGTTTTCATTCTTGATGGCACTCGCGTTGGTGATGTCAGAGTTTATGAAGATTCGGTGATGCAAACAGTAATTCAACGATGGGGAACAGGGGGAGGGAATGTGCCAGCGATATTTCCGATAGATGATGCGAGAGAATTAGAGAAACATCAAAACGGAACCGGAATCGGTGATGATGGTGCGCCTGCTTATACCCTGGATCGATTACAAGCACCGGCGGTTGCAACGCCACAAGTTGTCCGTCGCCTGACACCGACAGAGTGCGAGAGATTGCAAGGCTTTCCTGATGGATGGACAGATGGCCAAGCCGATTCGCACCGATATAAACAAATGGGCAATGCGGTGGCGGTGCCTGTTGTCCAATGGATTATTGAGCGGATGACAAAATGAAAACTGACATCCTTTTAACTGCACTCGAACTTGCCAACGAGGGCATCTCAGTCGTGCCAGTTGCCACCGACGGATCAAAGCGCCCTGGGGTTTCTACTTGGAAGCAATACCAAGAGAGAAAACCAAACACCCAAGAATTGATGACCTGGTTTTCAGATGCTCAAGGCGTTGGCGTTATCTGTGGAAAAGTATCGGGCAACCTAGAGATGCTCGAACTTGAAGGCCGCGCTGTCGCCGACAAACTCCACATCGAACTCAAAGAGATGGCCCATAACGCTGGCCTCGGCGAAGTTTGGGAGCGCATTAACAATGGTTATGTAGAGATGACACCATCGGGCGGGTTGCATTGGCTCTATCGCATCGATGGCGAAGTGCCAGGAAATACTAAGCTCGCAAGAAGGCCAGGTGAGGCCGATCGAATCGATGTCCTAGCCGAAACAAGAGGCGAAGGTGGCTTTGTCATTGTCGCTCCGACAAATGGCACCTGCCATCCATCAGGCGGGCATTGGAAGATGCTAAATGGCGGGCCGAAGTCAATCCCGACCCTGACGGTCGCCGAACGCTCTCAACTTCATTCTTTGTTTGCCACATTTGATGCAATTCCGAAGCAAGAGAACATCCAGGAAGAACTCAAGCCCAAAGGCGAAGGTCTAACTCCTGGTGATGATTACAACGCAAAAGTCACCTGGGAGCAGATTCTTGAACCTCTAGGTTGGACAAAGGTTCACACTAATCGGGCAGGGGTGACGGCTTGGAGGCGACCAGGCAAGACCGAAGGCATCAGCGCCACAACAAATCACGCCGGCATTGACAAGTTCTTCGTCTTCTCATCGTCAACCATTTTCGAACCCGAAAGAGCCTATTCAAAATTTGCCGTCTATGCCTTAGTCGAACACGGCGCAGACTTCTCGGCTGCTGCCAAAGCCTTGCGAAGCCTTGGCTACGGCGAAGCCCGCAAAGAACTCGGAACTCTTGAAATTCACGCACCATCAATGGTTCAGCTTCACAATGAAGAAGGCGAAGTCATTGAATCTTCCTGGATACCAAAGCAACTCTCAGAAATTGACCTAGAAGATGAAAACCCGCCGACAATGTTGCGCCGTGAGGATGGCAACTGCCTGCTCTATTCGGGCAAAATAAATGCCATCTTTGGTGAATCAGAATCAGGCAAGACTTGGCTTGCACTAGAAGCTATCCGCCAAGAGCTAGAGAAGAACAACATCGTCTTCTATCTTGATTTTGAGGACTCGGCAAGAGGCATCTTAAATCGCCTAAAGACAATGAAAGTTCCAACCGATAAGTTCAAATTCTTCCGTTATGCCAACCCTGACCAGGCAATCGAGCCAGGGGTCGCCGAACTAATGCGAACCGAGATAATGGCTTATCTACCAACCTTGATTGTTGTTGACGGCGTAAATGCAGCGATGAATCTGATGAACCTAGACCTTGAGAAGAACAAGGATGCGACCACCTTCTCACAGACCGTTCTTCGCCCACTTCGTGTCGGTGGCGCTGGCATCCTCACCATTGATCATGTCACGAAATCCAAGGACAACCGTGGCAATTATGCGATCGGCGCTCAGGCAAAGCGAGCCGACATCGATGGTGCGGCCTTTGCCGTCTCGGTGTCCTTGCCGTTCGGCCGTGGCATTGACGGTGCCTTAGATATAACTTGCACGAAGGATCGACCAGGCTTTGTCCGCGCCATCTGCCCTGATGCCAAGACCGTCGGCGTTGCCAACATCCGCTCTGTCGGTGACGGTCACATCTCGGTCAGTATTACCGGCGGTTCGGTTCAGGTCTCATCTGCCGATCAGAGGATGGAACAAGTTAGCTCCTTCTTAGAGCGCCACGGATACGAGATGAACTTCAATGAAATTAAGTCAAGGCTCCGCGATGAAGGAATCGGAATGGGGTCAGATATGGTGCGAACCGCCCTTGAGCATCTAGTAGCTCGCGGTTCTGTCGCTGTTCGTCAGGTTGGTCAGAAACAACTCTATTCTCATCACAAGATTTTCTTGGCTAATGATGTGCAACCCTGGGAGCCAAAATGAGCCTAAATCAACCGAACCTGAGGCAACATCTTGGACAGGTTCAGTTATTTTGTCTAACCAAACCTGAAACTTTAGGAAATAGGTTCGGTCAGGTTCGGTTTTTGAGTAATTTACGCGTAAAAACTCAACTGAACCTAACTGAACCTAACCGAACCTCCAAAAAATCACAGAAAACCGAAGAAACCGAACCTCTGACCCCCCTCTTTAGAGGGGGTCAGGTTCGGTTCGGTTCAGTCGGCGATTGGGTTCACTTATGAATGAAAACTTCAAACCAATAAATTGCCGGCGATGCGGTGCCGTTGTTTGGGAGGGCATCTCCTGGGCTGGCTTTGCCAAGAGGCTAGATAAGAAGACCCTAACCATTGAGGAAGAGATAGTTGCCATCCTGAGTGGGCGCAAGACCTACGAGTGCCACCGCACCGCCGTTTCCTTTGAAGCGGTCGAGCGAAGCCTTATCCGAATCCAGGGTGGGCGCAAGAAGAACATCCGCATCCTCGCCGACCACCTATGCACCAACACCGTTCTCTTTGACACCGAGATTCCTAACTACTGGGAAAAACCTGAAAGGAAGGTCAATGACCTGTCGAATCTGCAAGCGCCCTTCTAAACGAGAAGGCACCTGCTTCATCTGCGAGCTGAAGGTTAAGTCGGCTCTGATTGAACTGCCTGCGTTGCAGTTCGAGGCGGGCTTCTACCTTGAGCCATCACGGACAGGATCAGGGTTTGTCTCAACCGAGAGAAGCATTGGCATAAATGTCACGGCTCTTGACTTCTCGCTGGCGACCGACCTGCTCGCCATCCTGCACGGATGGGAGCAGATAGTCAGGCGCGACCGAGGGTTGACCCCGCCGGCGCTGGTGCCTAAAAACGAGAACACCGAACTTGAAGTCCAGGCGACCTGTGACTTCCACCTTGTCCACCTTTCCTGGTCTTTGTCGCAGGATTGGGCGGTAGAATTTCACTCGGAAGTTCTTAGCCTCCACGCCAAGGGGAGAGCAGCGACTAAGAAGTTCCGCGAACAAGCACGACGAATTCCTTGTCCGACAGATGATTGCAAGAAGTTTATTGTGATCGATGTCGAGCAGTTGCAAAACGATGTGAGTTGTTTCGGATGTAAGCAAACCTGGTCGGTCTTACGATTGGTGGCATTGGCAATGTCCAACCCCAATAAAAGATTCTTCCTAGACCTTGAGGCGATTGCCTTATGGTTACAGATGACTCAAAGAGATGTCCTTAAAGTCATCAAGAAATACGACATCGAACGCAGGGGGAGTCTTTACGACTTGGCAGCAATAGTCCAAGCCCTGAAGACTCAAGTGACAGAGAGGACTTGAGAAATGTCGGCACAAATTTGTTATGCTTTTCGCATCAGCGTTTGCCATCCCTTGATTCAGATGGGAGCAAACCAATGGCTCTAAACATCAGCATCGGAATCGGGGAGATTGAGACCGAGCTGACTACTGACTCAGACCTCTCATTTGATGCGATCGAATCCCTACTCAACCGCGCAGTTGTAAGTGTTCTTCAACTGTATATGGCGCTGCCTGAGAAAGACCGCTTGAGTGTTGTTGGTCTTGAAATGGAAGATGATGAAGATGAGGATGTTGAATGACTCTCTCAAAGAGTGTCGCAAATGTCTTCGTATTCAAGCCATAACAGAATTTAGGCACACCAATAAAGCAGCGAACAGACGACATCCGATTTGCAGAAGTTGTCGGAATATACATCGGAAGGTTATTAGGAAAGCTAATAAACAATACGATGAGATTCTATTTGAACAAAACGGTTGTTGCGCGATTTGCGGTATTCACATTACTGAATCGAAAAACAAATTCAGAATCGATCACAACCACGAAACATTAGAAGTTCGTGGATTGCTTTGTCAGTATTGCAACTCAGGTCTTGGATTCTTTAAGGACTCCCCCACCCGCCTCGCTATGGCGATTGAATACTTAGTCAAGAATGATGGCATTACTTCCTAAGCCCTGCATTGATTGTGGAGTTGTTGTAAGAACTAAACGATGCACACAATGTCAGCGAAGAAAAGAATCACAACGCCCTAGTCGTATCGCTCGCGGGTATGACAAAGAGTGGGTGGCACTTAGTAAATGGGCGCGGAGTGTTCAACCATTTTGTTCTTATTGTGGCAGGGCAAATGATTTGACGGTGGATCATATAATCCCCCTCAGTCGCGGAGGATTATCAGTTCCAAGCAATGTTCAAGTTCTTTGCCGAAGTTGTAATTCACAAAAGTCGAATCGCGCACATAATTAAAACACCCCCCGCCGGCATCTTCGGTAGCAGGTAAAAAGTTTGCAAAGTGAGCGCG